CGAAGGACCCGGAGTCGCCGGATCGGCATCTCGCGCGCATCGACGTCACTAAACATGACGAAGATGGGAAGCCGTTTACTGCGTCCGCCTACATCGTGGTTGAAAACCCGACGAACGGCGTATTCAGTACAGCGGAAGTACGGTCCCTCGTGACGCAAGCGATTAACACCGCTTACAATCCGAGTGGCCGTTTTGATCAGTTCATCAACAACGAGCCTTAAGGCTTGTTGCCGAACTGATTCTTCTAGCGAGATACAGCGTTTACACGCTTAGATCAAACAGGGCAATCTGCGTTCGTACGATGTAGAAGTTAGACTAGGAGTCCACCCATATGGGAGAACATAATAGCCTCGTGGCCGTTGAAACGGCCTGCTACTACGCACTCTACGCAGATGAAGCTGAACGCTTCGGTCTGTCATCTATAGAGTCTCGACTCGAATTACGTAAAATACGTAAAAGAGTCGCCTCTGAGGGGTTACCGTTTCTAACGGTTACCCTTCCGAGATTGGGGAAGGCGGTTGACACCGCCCTATCCAAGAATACTCCGCTCCTGGTGGAAGGTTTCCAAAAGAAACCTAACACTACAATCCCCAAGTTATTTGGGTGGTTGTTGAGTAGAATATTCACAGATTCCGGCCTGGAAAGGCCAGATGCTGATCCCGAAGCGCTCAGAGCACTAAGACAACTTGTATACTTTGTATACAAGCTGGAGATACCATACGATGAAGCAAAGACCCAAAAGGTCATTGACGACTTCGTACGTACAGACTACGAGCTCAAAGAGCTTGTGGTCCCGAATGATAACATTACTAAGCATGCCCGGTGGTTTACCACTGACGTGTTTGGTATGTTTGATCCTAGGTCCATTCTTCCAAGACATGGGCCGGGATCTGTCGCAACGGGTGAGAAGGCTTATGAAAAACATAAGTTCTCTCGCATCTACGAGTCCATCGAACGAGTATACCCCTTTACGGAGTACTACCAGTTCTCAATGGCACAAGTAGCCGATACGTATCATACGTACAAGGACTTAGAATCCGTCAAGACGGGCACGGCGAAAGTCGTGCTCGTCCCTAAGGATTCTAGAGGTCCCAGGTTAATCTCCTGTGAACCACTCGAGTATCAGTGGATACAACAAGGTCTCGGTAGGAAGATATCTTCTCACCTAGAATCCCATAAGTTAACAGCTGGGTTCGTAAACTTTACGAATCAGAGCATTAACAGGGAGTTGGCCTTGTCGTCGTCTGCTGACCAAGAGTGGGTTACACTCGACATGAAGGAAGCGTCTGATCGCGTCTCTCTAACTCTCGTAAGAGAGCTCTTTAGAGACGTACCAGGTCTACTAGAAGCCCTTGAGGCGACTAGAACGACCGCAACGACGCTCCCGAACGGAGAGGTGGTGCAATTGAATAAGTTTGCCCCAATGGGAAGCTGTTTATGCTTTCCGGTAGAGGCATTCGTGTTCTATGCACTGTCCGTTAGTGTTCTCATGAATGATGCCCACTATTCCCGCCGCGAGGCGAGAAGACGTGTGTACGTTTATGGCGATGACATCATAGTAAGACGCGAAGACTTCGCGTTCTTATTGCAGCGTTCCCGTCATATGGACTAAAGTTCAATGACGCGAAGTGCTGTACTGCCGGATTCTTTCGAGAATCCTGCGGATGCGATGCCTATAAAGGCGTCGATGTCACACCGATCAGATTAAGATCAGTGTGGTGTCATCGGCGTAGATTAGATATCGG